GTTAATTGATGCCAAATTTCTAACCATTGACTATAGTGTTTATCAATTCTTTGTCCACCAATTTGTAATTCTACATTATCTAATATATGAAATCCTAAATTTCTAACCCATGCAAATGGAGCAGATGTACTATTTCCTTGTGCTTGGACAGTTGTTCTTAAATACATTCTTGTTACTAAATCACCTTGTCTTGCAATTTTGCAATGTGCTGTTTTTCCAAAATCAGCATTTCCATTAAATGTTTGTGGAATAACTTCACAAGCAAAATTTGTGTGTCTTTTATGAACAGCCTTAAAGAATGTAATTTCGGGGTTTCCTGTTAAATATACATCTTGTGCGCCATAAGCTACTAATTGCATTAATCCTCCGGTCATTTTATTTATATATATATATAAAAGAAAATTAATTACAATTTCTATATTATTTATATATGATTAATATTAATTTTTTAAATTTATTATATAATAAATTTAAAAATAATATTTCTTAAGATTTAGTTAGAATAAGCTAATCCACCCATTCCACTTGTAATTCTTAATATGTTATAATTTCTAGCATATAATTTAACTTTAGATGCTAAATTACTTGTAATCATTTTTAAGCTTAATTGGGCATTGTCGATTCTTGAGAAATTGCATGTTCCAGATGGTTGTTGATCTTCAGGATTTAATGCAAAACTGTATACATATATACCATTAGAAGGTGTATTCATATGAGATTCCCAAGGAACAATGCTATTAAAATATGCAGCATCTCTGCTTGAAAATCTATCTTGACCATTTAATTTAAGTAGAGCAGTATCAATCGTTTGTCCAGAACCATCTAAATTAGTTCCAAAATGATTATATAAATTTAATTTAACTGTAGTTCCCCAGCCAACACTGGTTCCTACAGTCATAGCTTGACCACTCGCAGCCACAGCAGTAAATATATTACCTGCCGCAGAACCGACCCATTCAATTCCATCTGTAGTATTAACATCTAAAGCACATAATCCCGCAGGTAGAGTAACAGGAACATGAATACTATTCCATAATTTCGTGCCTATTTTGAGATTACCAAGATCTGCAAAGCCATTCCATGTAATTTGTGCTGCAGATAAGACATTAATAATATCATTATAATAAGTTCCACTAGTATTTAGTATATTATCTCCACCAATAATTGAATTACTAGATAATGAAGACGAAGTCGCTCCTGAACCTTCAGCGCCATTTGTATTTAATATAATATTATTATTATCATCGGTTCCAAATGTAACTTTTGCACCAGATACTACACTGTCTGTAGTGAATGATGTTATGTTACATAAGCAATATCTTAAAATAAAATTTTTGGTGCATGATACTTGATCATTACCTAAAAATTGTTTAGTAGAATCAGTATATTTATTTTGTGTAACTACCCAGTATAGTGATTTTACTGGATGATTCCAATATAAATCGACTGATTGTGTTGAAGTTGATGCAGGAATAGCATCTCCAGATGTATATCCGCCACTTTTATCTTGTGTTTGCTCAATTAAATATTCGTGTGGAGATTGAGCAAATCGTTTTCTTTCTTCAGTATCTAAGTAAATATAATTTACTAATAATTTAGCTGAATCAATTTTTGGTGTAATAGTTACAGCTGAGCCAGCAGACCACTCTTCATTATCAACATGGTAAACAGAAGAACCAGTAACGAAATTAAAGTTAACTTCTACTTCGTGATATTGTAGAGCAATTAATGGAAGTGCTAATCCAGGATTTCTATTAAACCAAAATTGTAAAGGAACATATACTTTGGTTGATCTATCACCAGCAGATGTTGAAGCAGCAGGTGCTAAGTTATTTGCTGTATCACTATTGCCCATCATAACATCCCATGAATCACCATGTTCATCAGAAGCTGATAATTCATGCCATATATTAAGCCATTCGCCATAATGTTTATCAATCGTTTGTCCACCAATTTTAAGTTCTACGTAATCAATAATTGAATTACCTAGATTCTTAATCCATGCCCATTTAGCGCTTACAGTATTTACTTTAGCACTTATAGTTGCGAGTAAATACATATTCATAACTAAATCCCCATTTCTAGCTATAGTTACTTTTACCTGATTACCAAAATCAGCAGTTCCATTAAATGTTTGTTCAATCGTTTCCATTGCAAAATTCGTGTGTCTTTTGTGGACAGCTTTATAGAATGTAATTTCAGGATTTCCTGTTAAATATACGTCTTGTGCGCCATAGGCTACTAATTGCATTAATCCTCCGGTCATTTTATTTTATATATATATATATAAAAGAAAAAAAATTATTATTATAATCTATAGTATTTAATATTTATTGACTTAACTAGAATATGCCAGTCCTGCAACACCTTTTTTTATTTTTAATATATTATGATTAAGTGCATAAATATTTACTTTACCATTTGTTAGACTCTTATTTTGTGTAATTTCTAAGTTGACATTATCTAATTTAGAAAAATTACAATTTCCTGTTGGTTGATAATCAAATGGTTTTAATGCAAAACTATACATATTGATACCAGTATGAGGGCTATTACATCCACACTTTAATGGTTGTAAATAATTATAATATTTTCCACTAAAATCTGAAGTTCTATTTACTCCATTGAATGTTAATTTTGCTGATTTAGTAGGATTAGTATCTGTTTTTGGATGTAATGAATAAATATTAAAATTATGATTTATATTCTTCTTCAAATTAGTAGCTACATTTGATGCATTATTGCTTAAATGTATAGGAGTTATAGTATATAAATCATACTCTTCATCTAAATGATTAAATAATGAATTTATTAATAAATTTTCTTTCCTTTTTAATTCTGATATATAAAAATTTTCACGAGTTAACTCATGTATAGGAGTTGAACCATCTGCACAAATTTCTACATGAGTTAATCCTCTATTAATAGTTGGTAACTCATGTTCAATTGTAACACCTTCTAGGACTTCTTTATTAATATCTAAAGTAGTCCCAAATGTATGCACTAATGCACCTGTCGCTTTGTTAATTAATGTAAATACTCCAGATGAATTTATTTTTATAAAATGTCTTACATTAACAGCTAAAGCATCTGATGCATTTTGAGATGTTATCATAAAATCCCATAATCTATCAATCAATTGAACTGTTATAGCATTAGAATCTGTTGATTGATGATGAGTAGCAAAACTACCAGGGGTATCATCTAAATTAGTGTGTCTATCTTGAGTAATGGTCCAAAAGATAGCTTTTATAGGATGATTAAATACTAATTTATATGTATTTACTGTTTCTAATCCAGTTTTTAAAATATTATTATCTCTATTATATTGAACTTGTTCAATTAAGTATGTTAATTCATTATGAACATAATATTGTCTTTCCTCATTACCTAGCCATATTTGATTTGTTATTAAATTACAACTAGATGAAACTAAAGAAGGTATTAAAGTTGTAGATACACTACTAGTATGTAAATAAGATCTATTTACTAGGTCTTTAGCATTTCTAAATTTAACAATTAAATGAACTTCTTCATATTGTAATGCTAATAAAGGTAAAGGAACATTAGAATATCTACAAAACCAAAATTGTAATGGAATTAATAAATCAAATGTATGATTATTACCATTTGAAGTTCCTGTTACATAATGTTGTAAATGATATGGAGCATCTATTAAATGATAATATGTTTTATCTGTATTTTTTGTTGCTAATTCTCTATAAATTTCTAACCATTCACCATATTGTCTATCAACTCTCGTTTGTCCTATATGTAAATCAACATATTCTATAATATTATGTCCTAAATTATTAATAAATGAATATTCTAAACCATCTTCTTCAGTTATTTGAACTCTTAAATTTAAGTACATATCTGATAATAAATCTCCTACTTTATTAATGATAACTTTTTGAGATTGCCCTAATGTTACATCACCTGTAAATGTATGTTCAATATCATTCATACTAAAAAGTGTGTGTCTTTTATAGACTGTTTTAAATAAAGATATTTCAGGATTTCCTGTTAAATTAATATTTTGATTTCCATATGCTGCTAATTGTAGTAATACTCCACTAGACATAATTATATTATATATATATATAATATAATTTTATATATTATATTAACTAAATCTTAAACCACCAACACCACTAGTAATTCGAAGTAGATTATAACTAATACTATAAATATTTAATATTGCAGAATTACTACTTGTAATTTCTGTATTTGTTTTGAATATTAATTCTATATTATTAATATTAGATAAATTCGATGTTCCTGATGGTTGAAAATCTTCTGGACTAAGTGAAAAACTATACATATTTATACCATCTGGTGGTATATTATTATGATAAAAATAAGGTTGAACTAAATTATAATATTTAGAATCTAAACTATCAATTCTGTCTATACCATTATATTTAAATTGAAGTTCATTTAATGGATTTTCATTATTATCTAAATATAAACCATAATTATTATAATTATAAAGTTTTATATCATAATTAGCTAAACCAATACCACCAGATACAGAACTTCTAGAAATAGTATCAAATGGATTAGTAGTATTAGATATAACTTTACCACATTCAATAATATCTTTACCATTAACAAGTATGTCTTTTATTTGTAGTGAATATGTATTATTATCTAAATATTTATTTATAGTAATATAACTAATATCAATATCAGATATTAAAGAACTATTAATAATTATATCTTTTGTAATTATACAATTTTCAATAATATCTTTAATTTTAGTATAATAAGTATATGTATTATTTAATATTGTTTCTGTTCCAATAGAATATGTAGAACCAGATTTATTATATGTTTCTATTTTATATTCTGATGTTATTTTAAAAATACTACCTGCGGTTATTATAGCTGTTATTGGCGTTGTAGATGAACCAGTAGAACAAACAGCAATTAATATAAATCTAATTGTAGCAGTAGTTAAATCTTCTCCAAGAAATATATTTTCATTTTTATGTTTATTATCAATATATTTATTCATATTAATGGTCCAATATAAGGTTTTACAAAGATGTTTAAAATGTAGTAGTGAATTATATTCATTATTATTTGAATTTAATGGTATTTGTTCATAAGTGAGCTGTTCTATTAATAACTCATGATTAGATTTTGCAAATATAGATCTTTCATCATTATCTAAATAAATATAATCTACTATTAAAAAATTCTGAGTAATTTCTGGTTTTATATCCCAATCATTATCTGTCATATCATAATCAGAATTTATACAATATTTATATTCTTTTAAATTAAAAATTATTTCCACTTCCATTTTTTGAAGAGCTATTAGTGGTAAAGCTAATCCATTAAATTTGGAAAAGAAAAAAAATATCGGTATAAATAAATTAATTGTTCTTGTATTAACATCTTTCATAATTTTTTTATTTATATTAGTATTACCGATCATTTCATTATAACTATTTATTAATTCTTTTTTTAATGTTAATTCACTCCATATATTTAACCATGAACCATAAATTTTATCAATACTATTTCCTCCAATCTTTAATTCTACATAATTAATAAGATTATTTCCTAAATTTGAAATCCACCCCCATCGTTTATTTGTATTTTTTGCTTTAATTTGTAAATTTAAATATATACTAGAAATAAGATCTGCATGTCTACCTATTTTAATATTATTATTCTGTCCAAATTGAATTTTAGTATTTATAAAATTTAATTTAAATGCTTCTATACTAAAATTACTATATTGTTTATAGGTATGTCTAAAGAAAGATATAGATGGATTATTAGTTAAATATATATCTTGAGCTCCCAAAGCAGCTAATTGTATTTGAGCCATATATACTAATATATATTATTATATTTTTATATTAAATATACTAAATTTGCCATACCATTTTCTATTTTTAACATATTATAATTTGTAGAATATATATAAATGAAAGAATTATTTGTCGTGATATCTAATTCTGACTTTAATGTAAGATCTAAATTTATATGTTGAAATCTAGAAAAATTACATGTTCCCGATGGTTGATACTCTGATGGATTTAAAGCGAAACTATAACAATTTATACCGATTTTGGGTGTAGATATAAAGTGTTGATATGGTTGAACAAAATTAAAATATCCTCCTGATTGTTTTGTAAATCTATCTTGTCCATTTAATTTTAAAATAGCATCATCTATAGGACTTACTGAATTATCTATATATATTCCATAATTATTAAAATCATTTAATACTATATCATCTTCACTTGAAATTTCTGCATTTGTATATGTTATTCTAGTTGGTGTATAATTTTCTTTAAATAATGCAGTATCACTACAATCAACTAATTTACTGCTAATTATAGAAGCAATATCTATAGGTAGTAATTCTGGAACAGTTATATCAGCTAAAGTTATATTTGATGCTGATACATTTGATCTATTAATATATGCAGTGTTAACTATTTCTTTTAAATTTTTATTATTTTTATTTAAACTGATTTGATATATAGCATTTAAATGTGTAATTTCAAATGTTGGATATGTTGAATCAATATTTAACTTTTGAAATGTAGTTCCTAAATCAAATGTATCTATATAAAAAAAAGCTAATATAAATTTTTTTGTAGCAGTTTCTAAATTATTAGATAAATATACTTGTTGATTTATATATTTACCCGAAATAATATTCCAATATAATGCCTTAACCGAACTATTAAATGTTAATTTAAAATTATTATTTATTGTATTTACTTTATATGTATTATATTGTGTTTGTTCTATTAAATATTCATGTGAACTTTGAGAAAAAAATCTTCTTTCTGTAGTATCTAAAAATATATGATCTATTAATAATGTTATATTAGATACTTTGGGTTTTATAGTAAAATTTTTATGATTAGTCTTATTAATTAAATATTTACTATCTTTAAGATTTAGTTTAATACTAACATCATGATGATCTAGAGCTATTAATGGTAGTGAAACACTATAATTTCTACAAAAATAAAATTGTAGTGGTATAAATAGAGTAATTTTCTTATCATCTTCTAATCCAGTTCCTTTTGTTAATGTTGTTGCAAATGATGTATTACCAATTAATTTATTATAACCATCTTCGTGATTCTCATTTCTATTTAATTCATACCATATATTTAACCAACTACCATATTGTCTATCTATCTCATGATTACCTATTTCAAAAATAATTTTGTCAATAATATTATGTCCTATATTATTAATCCATGCCCATTTACCAACTTTACTATTAGTTCCAGATGTTTGAGCACTTATATCTATTTTTAGGAATATCTTTGAAAGTAAATCAGAATTTTTAGATATAGAACAGACCATTGTACTCCCAAAATCAATATCACCAGATACAGTATGTTCTAATGTTTCAATACAAAAATTAGTATATTTTTTATAGGTAGTTTTAAAGAATGTTATCTCTGGATTACTAGTTAAGTATATATCTTCTTGACCTATAGAATTTAATTGTAATAAAGCAGCACTCATAATTATAATATATAATAATATATATATTATAATTTTCTTTATATATATTTGTTTATTTAAAATAAAAAATCTTTATACTATAATATGAATTATACAATTGATAAAATGCACATTGAAC